ATTTGCATTGTGGTTGTCAGATGTCGTTGTTGCGAGTTCCTCAGCCTGACGGATGATTTCGCGCATCTGAGGACCAATCCAGCCCAGATAACCTTTCAGATCATCGTCAAGCCCCTCGTAATCAATTGGGTTCTGATCACCTTGAGCGTTGAGGGTGTGAACTTTGACAGATGCAGACCAAGCTACCGGCCTTGTCCCTGAAGCCACCCTCAGCCTTGTTCTGACCCACCAATCAGTAAGGCTCGTCAGACCGTTGACAATCTGAAAGACAGTTACGTCTTTCGTGACGAACGAGGAAAATACCTGTGACGGGTCGTTGTCAGGCCAATATTGGATATCAACGCCTTCAACAGTGATGTCGTCAATCGCATCCCAGAACAGGCGAATGCCGGGATGTTCCTCTCCATTATCCCCTACAACCAGGTTAGGAATAGCAGCGAAGTTTTGCACCTCAGCAAGGTAATCCGGATTTCCATTCGGTGTCGGAACAGGCGGATTTGTTTCATAAGCTGTAGGATCAAAGATGCCGTTGCCAACCTCTTGCCACGAGATCGAAACATCGCGAACACTGTCGCTGCCCATTGCGCCAAGGGCTTTCGAATGAACCTGAAGCTTGATCGTGCGGTTATAGCGAGCTGATACCCATTGAACCCACTGGCCAACCTGCAATCCGAGGAATTTCGGATGAACGGTGAAGTTGCCGTTCGCCTGATAACGTGAGGCACGGATAGCAATATCTGCCAGACGGTCGCCTACACGCGGATCAGTGACGGCGGTGTAATCCACCTTGGAAGCCAGTCGCTCGCGATCCTGAGCCAATGCAGCAGCATCAACGCGCGTCGTGAGCGATGTAGTTTCATAAAACAATTCTGGACTGACATACGAAGCCGCAACGGTGTTGACGAGTTCAGTCCGAGTGCGCGTCAACGACAGTTGGAAAGATTTCTCCCATGCTATGTCGTCATCAGTGATCGTCGCAACAACGGCCTGATTAGCGCCGACGATTGGATACTCACCTGTAACGCCTTCAATCCAAGATCCTGCACAAGCTTCGCGCAGTGGCGTCATGTTGGTTTCGTGCGTAACGCCGTCACCAGATGAAGCAATTAAGGCCGCCGTATAGCGCTTGCTACTGTCTGACATGGCTTCATCGCAGATATTCATCGCGGTGAACCATTCAGATAACGGCAAACGGCTCTGGGCAACACCTCGGCCAACGATCTTTTCGGTGCCGTTGTAGATGCCCAGTTCAAGGTTATACATCATGACAGCTGGGTTATCGGAGAAAGCCCATGTATCCTGATTGTTTCTGCGCTGAGTTCCTGATCCACCAACCGTGCTGTCTTTTCGCGGGTCATAAAGCGGAGCGCCGCGCACTTCGAACATAAGGCTCGGAGGAGACGTGAGATTATCGGCCTCCATGCGGGACGTAACCACGACGTAGCAGATACCTGCCCCACGATGTGCAGAAGTCCAACGTCCCGAAGGATTAGAATTCGCAATTAGCTGAGGGTCGGCAGCTTGCTGCATTGTTCCAGGATAGAAGCGAACCCAGACTTCGCCCCCTTCGTGGACATTAAGCAGTTTACGTCCATAGGTTTGATCGGTTGGACTAAGGCTCTTCCACTCGCCATCCATCTGCACGCGCAAAAGCTCAACACAGCGGAAGTCGGAAAGCTTGAACACGTCCTGCACCATTCGGTTGCCCTTACCGAATGCATTGCGATAGACGTGATGCCCCATTGTGCCAAATACGCCGAGGCCGACTTCACGAACGAGATTTTCACCATATTTAGTTTCTGTCGCAGAGGCTGAAGACTTAGGCGTCTGCTGAAAGATCGACGTGAGCGCGTATTTTGCAGCGACCAGAAGTCCGCCAAGCACAATGTTTGCAAGGACAGTACCGCCGAACAGCCACGATCCAAGGCCAACAAGACCTGTCACAATAGAAACAGGGTCCGCCGCCGCAGGTGTTGCCAACAGCGCGAATAAAATCGCCAGAATGTAAAACATCAGGAAACCTTGAAGGCCCTCTCGGCCATTGTGCGTGGCAGGAAGCGCAAACCGTCCTCGCCTTTCACCGCGAAGCCGTATTCACAGAAGTAGCCAACAGTTTTCTCAAAAATACCAACGTCACCCCGCTGCGCCATCGCAACAGGCGTTTCCTCGAAATGATCAGCCAGAACGGCGCTTAAGCTGGCAAAGCCTCGCTGCTTGATCAGTCGATAAGCACCTGCACGGCTTTTGTACTTGCCGCGCACTTCAGAAGCAGGTTCGATGCCTGTAACCGCTTCAATCGCGTCGGATGTGGTGAGAAGACAATCGGACTTTCCCCAGACCAGAGGCGTGTTTATGTGCGCCTCCGTGACAGCCACGAGGCGTTTTTCCCATTCCGGATGTCGCATGGCGATCCTTACGGTGCTGTGATGTGGAAATTTTCTCGCTTCACCACTGAGGCATATTCAAAGAACTTATCGCCCGGTGAGATAAGCTGCTGATCTTCGTGCGAGGCGGTGCGATAGCCGTCACGATGGTTTTCCAGAGCTGACGTTTCCACATTGGCTTTGAGAACCATTTCGCCGCCATCGGTTTCGTGATCGATGGTGTCTATGAAACCTCGATACATCGGCTCGACGTGCAGCAGTTCGCGCGTGTCCGGATCAAAATAAGCATCCGACAAAATAACCGTTCGGCCCTTGTAGTCGACGCTCTCAATTTGTGCGAGCTTATCAGGCGTCACACCGTAATCCGCTGCCGTCGGCATGGTGATGGTGATCGGCAGAGCTTCCGCACCCATCTGATAAGGCGGTTCTTCAATCACAATCAGCTGGTTTGGAATGTACGTGTTGCCATTCCAAGTGAACTCGGACGAGCCGTTCCACATATACCAGAAGCCCGTGCCGAACTGGAATTCGCCAAGAGAGCGCACAACAATGCGCCCCTCTTCCAGCAATTGCTGTAGACGAGTTGGGAAAGCCATGTGATAACCGATCTTAACTTGAGTCTGATATGAAGGTTTTCAAATGCGGGGCGCTTTAAAGATCTTAGTTCCACTTATCGCACTTAGCTTGGCTGGTTGCGTAACCACGCCGAAATACACAAACGAAGAGATCTCAGATCTACGGCTTCAACTTACTCAGTGTATGTCGACGTTATCTAAAATGGGCGCTCGTCCGGGTGAACAGCTAGCTATCGTCAGTATAGACTTGGCTAAAGGTGGCGTTATCAAACATGCTGTTGTTTCCTATCGCAGCAAATCAACCGATGCTAGCCTTGGTGTTTTAGCGATGCTGCTGATCAGAAAGTGCTCACCTTTGAAAACGCGAATAGAGGGACCTGTTCACGTCCCTGTGGCATTGGTCAGCAAAAAGGAAAAGTAACTATTTTGGCACCTCGATCAGCTGGAAAGATGCAGTAGGTCGCGGACCTTTTGACATCTGAAAGCTGTCTTTCACAAGTCGGGTATTCATTTCGGGCTGCTTGAAACGTGCCGTTGCACCGGTTGCGATATAAGACGCAATCGGCTGATCCACCTTAACTGTGATCGTCGTGCTTACGGCCGTAGCACCACCGCCGTAGGCGACCTGCAAGAACTGGCGATAGTCGCCACTCTTCAGTGAGAACATATCGCCGTCCATCAACTGCAAACCGGGAATAACGCCGGTCAGCTGCACTGTGTAGCCACCAGTCACCGTCCCACGTGACGCCGTTCCAGTAATGTGTGTGTTGGTTGGATCACCCCAATACGCACGCGGAATACAGATGTGCTTCGGACGATAAACAATCGTTTCCATGCCGCCCTTGGCAGCCGCAATGAAGGCCTGAAGCTGAACCGCCTCGCCGGCCTTCATCGGCAAAGTTTCCATATCCACAGTGCGATACGGATCAACGAATTCAACTGTCGAAATAACCCGACCGCCAAACTTCGTCTGACTGGTCGGATTATTAAGCAGGGGGTAAGACGGTACAAAGCGGACGGTTGAGAGAAGATCTATCATCGCACTAAACCCCGCCTTGATGCCTGCTTGCTATCCCGCGCAAAGCGCATTGGCCCTGACTTGTCGTATGCTTTGACTGTGCGCGAACTTGTGCTTTGAGACACGTTCTCAACATACGAATGGAAGTTGCCGTCGTTCTCGAACCGGGTCACAACATCCACACGCATCGGGCCAGCGGCTCCTGATCTTTGTGGAGCACTGAGTATCGGCATTGGCGGGGCTTTCAACGAAGCGATGCCGCCACTAGCTAGTGACAAATCTCGGCCTCGGTTGATCGCCTCAAGAATAGTTCGGTTCTGCTTGGTCGCTTTGGCGTTAACAACAAACTCACCGTCAGAGAGACGCGCTGGAATACTGTCTGTACGTGGTCCACCAGGTCCGCGGATCAATCCACCCGTCGCAGCTTTAACGACACCGCCGTCTTTCTTGCCGATACCGAGGAATGATAGAAACCCACCGCCGCCGCCACCTTTGAATAGGCTGGTAAATATATCATCGAAAGCCATATCCAGCAGCTTCGAAAGCACCTTATCCAATGCGTTAGCTAAAGCTTCTGCTGCTGACACGCCGTTGATAAGGTCATCAACGAACCCGCGTGTGGCGTCCTGTGCCGTGTCGCGCCATTCTTCTGCACGTTGACGGATTTTGTCTTGTGCTTCCGAAAGCTTATTCGCTTCAGCAGTTGCCAAGGCCCATTGTTCGGCAGTCTTTGCAATCTCAGAACGCAGTTCAGGAGTGATTTTTACGCCGGCCTTTTGTGCGGCGTTAATCAGTTCCTGCTCTGTGCGTGCCTTCTCAACAGCAAAACCGTAATCATCGATCAGCGGGTTAAGTTGGCGAAGAGCCTCAGTCTCGGCAATAAGTGCGGCGGTTCGATCTGTGACACGCTGCATGTCGCTGTCGAAACGCTCTTCCGGCGTTTTCTTTTTCTTCTTTTTATCTTTGTCGTCAGCCGGGGTTTGGATGCCCTTGCCATAACCAGACGGCGTTGAAGCAAGAATGGATTCTGCGCGCTTTTTTTGGACTTCTAGATCGCCAACAGCACGGCTAAGGATACCTGCCTGTGCTTGAGCTTGGTTGGCAGCGTATTCTAAAGGCGCAAACTCCAAGCCAGTAAATTCTTTGAACGAATTTGCTCGTCCTAAAGCTGAGTAGAAATCTGCGTTAGCCTGCGTCTCGGCCGTCTTTGCCGCCTCCAACTGCAAGCTGATCTGCTTAACTAGTTCAGCTTGGTAGTTGCGGGAAGCCGTGGCCGCATTGTTCAGAGCCGTTTCATTACCCCGAACCGCCTCAGTGAAGGACTTCGCAGCGCGATCGCCACCATCCATATTGTTATACAGCAACAACACAGCTGCGGCAGCAGCTCCTGCCAGCAAGCCGATAGGCCCGAGAGCTGCGGCAAAGCTCGTGACGATTGGCACGCCTGTTCGCATCGCGGTGAGGAACTTGCCGAGAGACCCGAGCGCAGTAAGAAGACTTGCAGCCAGTCCGCCGAGTGCCCGACCTGTCAAAGCCGTGATTATGACTGTCGCAAAGGTTGCAGCGACGTCAGCCACTTCCTTGAAGTTGTCGGCAACATACTGAAGAGCAGCTACAAGCTTGGCACTTGCGCCGGACGATGCATCAGCATTGCCGATGTACGACAGGAATTCATTATTGACCTGAGTGAACGCGTCCTTGATGGTTGCGTTCGTCGCCCTAAACTGTGCTTCAATTGGTTTTTGAGCATTGAGAATGGCCTTGAAAACACGGTCAGACGTTAGCTTGCCATCAGCGCCTAACTGCTTGAGCCCGGCGATGGTTGTCTTAAACTCATCAGCGATAGCCTTAGCAATGATCGGCGCATTTTCGCGCAGCGAACGAAGTTCATCGCCCTGCAATACGCCAGACCCTAGCGCCTGACCAAGCTGCAGGATACCGGCCGCTTGCTCCTGAGCAGCTGCTCCCCCGGCCTTAAATGCCTTTGAAACCAGATCAGTCGCGAGAGAAATTTGGCTTTCAGATTCAGCGACGGCCGATGCAGAACGAATTAGGCGCGCATAGAGTTCTGTATAATCCTGCAAGCTTGTACGTGCAGCATTAGCGCCTTCTTTGAGCTCATCCAGCGATCGAACCTCAACACCTGTCGAGGTTGCCGCCGAACGGATAAGGTTTCCTGCGCGTGTCCATTCATCGGCATATGAGGCGATCTCTTTCGCACCAAATGCAACGCCAACACCAGCCAATGCAGAGTTTAGACCACCAAACGAAATGCGGTTAAACGCGCTTTCAATATGCCTGGCTGCCTGATCGGATCGCTTTTCAACCTGAGCCATCTTTTGGTTGGTGATGCCGACTGCACGATTAAACGAACGTTCGAAGCCCTTGAGGTCAGCAGCGAGCTGAACTACAAGTTTCTCAAGATCTGTTGCCATTGGGGGCCTTTTATGAAGATAATTATTGCAAGCGTCATCGCGCTGTCAGCACTCACGGCACCGGCATTGGCTCTTGATGATGCAGGTTTTCAGGCGGCAGCTTTGAAGTGCTGGAATGCGCCATCTGGGATAGATGGATCTGATAAGTTTGTTATGTCGGTTGAAATTGACAGCCGAGGTGAATTGGTCGACATCACTGCTAAGAAATATAAGAAGGGGGCAATGCATCACGCAGTCGGCAATTCCTTGCAGAGAGCTCTAATGCGCTGCGCTCCTTATAAATTCCCAGCAGGGACGTATCAGATCACGATCGATAAAAGCTCGTTTAGCGGCAAATCCTTGAACCCATTCAAGGACTAACCACCCTGCAGCCAATCCCAAAGATCGTCTTTCTCGGATTCTGACAGTTTGCCCGGCTCGTCTGGCGTATTTGATTTGATGTAACCATCAAGCGCAGCCATATACTGCCACATCGACATTAGCCTGACTTCCTGCGGGCTAAAGCCTATTGCAGCTCCGTTTCCGTAGATGGCGGCAAATCTGAGTTTTCCATTGGGGAGACTATCGATTTCTTCTGACTTGCCGCTTCCTGCTCCCCCACCTTCTCCTCCGGAGCTCCGACGAGACCCGCAGATAGAACTGCTTGCGACAGGGTCAGATTCTCAAGAGGTGGGCGATCGGTCACATATCGACGAATGAGCGTCAGCGCCTTGGTGGGCTCCAAACCTCCGCCGACAAGGCCAAGCCTGATCGTTTCGCTGATATCTTTGATGCGCCAAGAGCGATTGTGCAGACGTTCCAACACTACGTAAGGACCCGCGTCGCATTTCTCCTGAAGTTCTTCAAGCTCGCCCCATGCGAGACGGAACGTGTAAGTTCCGTCTGCAAAGTCGAGCGACACAGATGCGTCGCGGCTCATTACGGTGTGACCGGCGTAGACGTGCGCACCATAACGCCGTCGGACTGCAGGCTAACGTTGTTCGTCGCGCGCTGGCCGTTGGTTGCGCCAACCTCCATGCTTTCAACGTGCATGAACCCAGTCCATGTAATCGTCTTCAATGGGAATTCCCATTCGACCTTCACAGGCACTGAATCGATGCTGTCAACGGCTTCAAGCCATGCGTCGACGCTTTCAGCAGCCAACACGCCTTCGCCGCTTACACTCATCGAAAGACTAGTTGCGTCGCGGCCAACCCAATCGACTAGGTCTGGGTTCTCGCAGTCAGGAATATTGACCTCTTCGAGGCCCTTTGTGATTGTAATTGAGCGCTGCGTGAATCCGCAGGGATTGGTGTAGACGATCGGAGTCGCGTCATTGCCGAGCAATACGCGGATCTTCCCAGATTTAATCGTTGTAGCAGCTACCATGTGGCGCTCCATATAAAAAAAGCCGCCAAATGGCAGCTGGTGATTGTTTTGTGATTTAAGATCAAACTAGGAAATCTGCCGAGTTGCTCTTCTTGACGTTATCCTTCGCCCACAAGGGCCGAAGGTTAGTGAGTGACCAGCAATCCCTGAATTCAGCGTCATCTTCCGACGTGTACGTGAACGATGATTTTGGGCGAATATGATCAATGTGCCAACGCCCCATGTTCTCCCAAGTCATTCTTGGCAGAAATTGCTTTTCGATGTGAGCAGACAGATCATCGATGGAATACCCGACTATGTCTTCCCAATTTCGATTGGCTTTCGCGTTTTTAATCGAATCCCAAATAGACCAGCTAATACGCCTATCTAATGCATATTTAGGGTCGAATTTCAGTCGTTCTCGAGCGCGCTGTTTGGCAATGTCTCGATTGTTGTATTTTCGATACGATGCCAGCCTGGATTCATATCGGCAGTCTTCACAATATTTCGACTTTGGGCCAGTGGCTATCGTCTCGCGACCACAAGTGAAGCAAGAAAAAGGGTGACCAAGAACAATCGCGCCCGGGGTATCTAGTCGCTTTTCTTTTCTTACACGCTTTTCGTTTTCTCGTTCGCATGCCCTAATGCAAAATTTCGATCGACCTTGCTTAGGTACCAGCTCAGTCTCACAAACTGCGCAGTACCTAACTACTTTAGTAATAGCCATACATAAGCCTGCGAGTTACGGCGTCTCAATCACGGCCGTGTACTGGAGTGACGCCTGATTCATGCCGGGAGCGCGAATGTAGTCAGTCCGCCAATAATCGAAGGTGACTAGTGCGTTCACCGTGAGTGGAGGTTCCCATCGTTTAAGCGCTTTGGTTACAGCGTCAGCGATTTGTCGAACCTGTTTCTGACTTGGCAGAGACGACCAGCAATTAATTTGGAAAGTGACGTCGACCGCATCAACGCAATCGGCACTGTCATCAGAAGATGAAGCGCTGCCGAATGAAACATATGGATAGGTCGCGGCCGGTATATTGCCATTAGGATCGGCGGGAGGATTGTCATAAACCTTGTCGGCACCGATAAGCGAGGTCAGCGCAGCATCCTGCGATAACCGCGCATAGATAGCGGTTTGAAGTTCCCATACAGGGTCCATTCCTTAATACCCCGCTGCGGCTTTTTTCGCGGCTCTCGTCACTACAGACCTGATGCGGCGCTTAGTGCTTTTTTTCTTGGCGCGCCAACTCACGTAGAAGAATGGCTGTTTTCCCTGACCGGGATTCTTCGTGCCGGCGAACATTCCCTTGTTCGTAAAGCGCGTAGTGCCAAACTCGACCCAGCGCGCGTAGTAAGCTTCTTTGTTGCCAGCATAGATCGTGATCGTCGTGTCATCTCCGACAAGGGAATCCACAGAAGCAATTGTAATGCTGCCTGGCGGAGCCTTGCCCCACGTCCAGCCAATGCTGTCATGAAGCACCATATCGTCAACGGGAACAAGATTGCGCATCATGTCGCAAATCTCTTCCGCGCTTCTTTCCATGGCTTTTCGAATGAGATCCTGGGCTATTTGAGGCAAAAGCTTAAGCTTGCGATTTAACTGCGTGAGACCCGTAGTCTTTGTTGCCATCAGCCACCGCCCCGCACGACAGCGCGCATTTCGATGTACTGATTAACCTCGTCGGGGTTAGCACATGACTGGATCTCGTAAAGAACGCCAGTCCGCTTGTTTCTCACGCGCCATGACGGCGTGACGTCTCGTGTTCTCGGTTCACTGCGGACAACAAGCGTATAAGGCTGGATACCTTGGGTACGAGCGGCGATATCGGTTTCAGAACCAAGTCGGGGTTGTAAACGAGCAGAAGTTTCGAACTTGTCTACCCACTCTTGGCTAGTGCCACCGCCTTCGTCCCGCACCGCTTCACGCTGTTGAAAGACGACGATGTTGTTGAGCGCGCCTGCGCCCTTACGTTTCGCCATCCTTCTCACCTTTTTTCGGGGTTTTCAGACGCATAGCCTTGTTGGCGTTAACGGCAGAATTTGCGCACGGTGTAGTCACAAGGCCGGACCAGCCAGCCTTATAAGCAATCGTGACTTGCGGGAGTGGCTTCCAGTCGAAGTCTTCGGAGAAGCGGACGTGGGGCATTTTTCCCTCCTTCGCTCGACAGCAAAGAACGAGTCTGATCATATGGCGGCAAAGACTGGAGAAGCGCGGTTAGAGCAAAATTCAAACGCCAATCAGCCGCGCGCGTGTATCGATGATTGCAGAACAAAACGAAATTTTTGATGAGTTTCAGATTTCCTTGCTTGTCAGAAAGCATGGATGGTCAAATCTTGTTCTTAGCTTGCCGAACAGCACACATACTTCAGTTGTGACCGACGTATTTTCCGACATCGTCAACAATATTCTTACATGCTGCGAAGCAGTCATCGACAATCATCAACATACTCAGCCGTTTTACGATGAGCCGGGTGGATCAGTCTGGAGATTGAATCCAGATCCAATCATGAGGCATCTTGTGCGCGTGAGGATTTTTGACCTGCCGAACAAAGCAGGTGAATTTTCTGAATCCGATCTAGATGAACCAGTCGTCGATTTACTCACAAAAAGGAAACACTTGCTTCTCAACTTCATGATGGAGCTATTGAGGACCAAGCTGCTGTATGCGGATGCGTCATTTTACAAAGACCGGCAGGCCTTTCCACATGATCGGTTTGAGACGGTCTGGGGCAAATGGGCAAAAGCAAACATTGGCTGCCCATTCTCTCTGCCACGCTGAATATTTAGTCCCGCCAAACCCGGTATGCCGAGAGCAGCGCTCGAACATGCCGTGGTAGCACTGCGTCTCCGCTCGCGCCCATGTCAGGCTCGCGATTTTCGTAAAGGTCTGAGCCGACAAGCAAGATTGCAGCTGACACAGCGGGATTAATGACGATTCCATCAGGAAGTGATGGAGTTTGACCCGCTGCGACGACCGCGCGATCGAGATATTCAACGACAACAGTCTCTGCGGCCACCAGATAAAGCGTCAGCTCATCGTCTTCGTCGTCGTGAAAAACACGAAGGTGTCGCTTGAATACAGCAAGATCAATCAGAGCCATCGCCACCACCTTCAGGCGGCACTTCTGGCTCCGGTTCGGGCTGAGGATTTGGAGTGACAACCCCGGCACCGATATAGCTGGCTACCCGCCTCTTACGTGTCTTTGTCGATACTGCCATCTGATTTCGCCTTCTGCTTGGGCTTGGTGCCATTCTCTGGCGTGACGCCGTCCGCTTCCTTAGGCGCATCTGTCTTGCCAGCCAAAGACACAAGGCCCTGTGCTTCCAGCTGTCGAGCTTCGCCAGCTTCAACTTCGAAAGACGGGCTCTTGCGAGTTTTTAGATCTTTGCCGAGAGCAAAAGTCTTTAGGGCTTTAACTTCTAGAAAATCAGTCATGTTCTCTCCAATCTGGAAAAGGGGAGCTGAAGCTCCCCGTCCCCCATTAAGCGCCTTCGACGTCGCCGGTTACGAACGACTCTGGACGATAGACAGCGAACGCCAGTCGCTCTTCCGCGCGGATCGTGAACATGTTCTTTTCGAAGTCGTCGACGTTCTCGCTCGACAGCAACACTTCGATATCGAGACGATCGAAGATCTGTGCAGCGAAGCTGAACGCACCAGTGAGGAATTCACCTGCAGCCATAGCCTGAGTGGAAACCACTGGCAGGTTCCAGAGAGTTGGCGTCAACGATCCCTGCGGATTGCCGATGATGTAATTCCCGCCAAGATCCTTGGTCAGCTCGATCTTTGCCCAATCGATTGGATTGAGGACAAATGCCGTTGCCGGGTATTCAGCGAGTACGACCTGAAGGATCGCAAGGCGCAGTCGGTCAATGCCGGTTTCATTCTCTGCGGCGAACGCCGGATTGAACGCGGTTGCCTGCGGAACCAGACCGTGAATGTTCTGGCCAGTACCAGAGCCATTGAGTAGCTGATTTTCTTCCGCAAAGCGCAGACCGTAACGAGCACGGCCATCGATATAGGAACGAAGAGCCGGAGCATCGTCCAGGATCTGGCGCGAAGCCTTGAACAGATGAGCAATAGTGCGAACCGGCGCAGAAGTCATATCGAACGTCAGGTCCGAATATGGCTTTGCAGTCGTTTCAGCGACAGGGGCCGCATTGTTCGTATAGCCGGTTTCCTTCACGTACTCGATAGAGCTAGAAGAAGTCTGACCCGGAAGCACGAGATCGCGGATCGTCAGAGTACGCTCTGGCAGACCAAAGATGCCCGGCACGCGTGCGCCCGGAACGAGTGAAGTGCCCTGACTACGACCAGCGCCTACCGTCGTGTTGGCTGAAGTGATTGCAGCACGATCTGCCGTCACCTTGATCGAACCGCGAGACGAACCTGTCAGCATGCCAGCCTTGTAATCGGCAGAGTCGATAACCAGATCGCCCAGCGACTTCTGTTCATTCGCGCCTTCTTCCTTTTCACGCGCAGCACGCTTTTCGAGATCGCCAAGGCGCGTGGTCATGTCGCCGAGTTCAGACAGAGCCTTATCGGTCTTTTCCTTGAGTTCAGCCGAAACCTCGCCGGTAGCAGCAAGTTTCGACGTAAAGTCTACAGCGAGATTGCCAACCTGCTCCTTGATGGAGGCAAGCGAAGTACCAAGCTCGCCGATCTTATCGGCAAGTACATTATCAGCCATGTGTGGCTCCTTAATTTTTGAAGAGTGGTGTGTTTGCTTCGGCCAAAAGCCGGTTTAGGGCTGCCAAAGCAGCAGCATCCGTCTCGACGTCAGGAGCCCCCTGACCTTCCTTGAGGTAGAGCCGAGCGGCCCGCTCTGCCTCAGAATTCGATAGGTTTAGAAGACCCTTCAAACCATTCTCGAATTCGCGTTTGGTAATCTGTTCGCCTGTTGCCATTTTAGAGGCAAGAAGCGTGGCTGCATCGGCCTTTGCGGCGTTAGATGCTTTCACTCGGCGCACATATGCTGGCTCGGTTTCGGCGCCAAAGCGTGCCAGTGTCTTGTCAAGCGTTGCGACACGGTCAGCCATACCCAGCTCGATAAGCTTTTCAGAGTAGAAAACTCTGCCCTGACCGAAGTCAGCTTCCACACGGGCTTTTGTGATACCGCGACCATCGGCAACGCTTGTTAGGAAGCGTTCATACGAACGGTTCACGCTTTCCTGAATATACGCCAGCGTTTCCTTGCCAAGCGGCTCGGTTTCGTTGCCTTCGACCTTGTGCTTGCCCGCGGAAATATACGTCCGCTTGACGCCCGCCTTATCCAAAGCTGCCGAAATGTCATCATGCGCGGTGTAGACACCGATCGAACCAGCTCGGCCCGAAGGCGTAACAACGATTTCGTCAGCGGACGATGCCAACCAGTATGCGGCACTTGCGGCAAGACTGTTGACCTGCGCAATGATCGGCTTTTCGCCACCGCGTAGCTTGCGGATCTCGGTGGCCAGCTCATCGGTGCCAGGTACAGAACCGCCTGGGCTATCAACGTCAAGCACGACGGCCTTAACATCGTCATTCGACAGCGCCTTGTGGAGCTGCCGCTTGATGCCGGCATATGAAGTGCCTCCGCTCATTGCAGAAAACATGTCCATACGGTCAGAGAGAACCCCGTAAACAGGAATAACTGCAACCTTACCGTCGGTTTCCGCAATTTCTTTCGCCCGAGCATCAGAAACAGCAGCAGCAAACTCAGACGTCACAAACTTATCACCAGCCGCACGAGCTGCGATAATATCCGCAAGAACTGCCAGTTTTTCGCGCTGAATCGCCCACGGCTCAGCCTCAAAGGCCGTCAAAATGTGTTCGAATTTCATAAAGTATCCTTAAGCAGCGCGCGTGTCCGGCGCGTCATCGAGCGATGGTCCGCCGTTGTGGCCGATGCCGTGCAAAGGTTGCATTGTTCCGTTTACGATGAGCTCGTCACCGCCAGGCATTTCAGCCTTGTTTTCATAGGATCGAGCTTCATTCGGAGTATAAATGCCGTTATTGACCATCTTCTGCAGGAAGTCAGCGCGCGCTTGGCTATCGCCTCTCAGCAAGCCTTCCATATTGAACTTCACGACAGTCGTTTTGCGGGTCTTTGCGTCTAGCAAATCGCGATAGACGGCCGATTCAATGCTGCGCAGCAATGGCGTGAGGCAGGTCTTAGTAAACTGCAGGATAAGTTGCTCAATACCGCTACCCCACGTCGTCGTCCCGTTTGAAGCATGACCAATCATGACAGGGGGCACGCCGAAGATACGGCATATCTGCTCAACGCTGAACTGTCGTGTTTCGAGCATCTGAGCGTCTTGAGGATTGATCGTTAGCTGCTGGTATTTAAGTCCAGCTTCCAGAACAGCAATCTTGCCGGCCTTTTCAGACCCGGCAAACTGGCCAAGAACTTCACCAAGCTGTTTACGCTGTTCTGATTTCAGGATCTGGTCAGATGAAAGAACGCCCGCAACCTGCATGCCGTTGGCAAACATTTTGCCAGCCGTCTTTTCACCCGCAAGCGCATTGCCGACAGTGTTCCTGACAACGCCAATTGGCGAAAGACCGCGATCACAGCCGGGAATGACCATGCCGCGGACGTGAAACATCTTGTCTTCGCTGATACGACGGATTGTGCCTGACTTGCCTTTGGTAGTCTCAGTCACTTCGTAATAGCGATTATTCCGATCGTCACGGCAGACCTTAACCGCGAGTGGATGAAAAGGGTTCAAAGCAGTAAGCCTGCCGCCGTTCATCTTCTTTTCCGCAAAGAAGTTGCCGTCCAGACAAAGGCACATCGCAACCATGGCCCAAAAATCGGACGCGGTGTCGTCAAGATTGGGCATATCGTGGAGCAGCTCATAGAGAACGTTTTCACGATCGATTGTGACGCCATCGTCTTTAAAAACGTTACATGGCAGCGTTTTCACAGAGTTCGCTACGAGATTTACGCACGCCCACACGGCATCAAGCTCAAGAGCCTTTTCGTAATTGACTGTTTCACCTGACGTCGTTCCAAGGCCGAAAAAACCTCGCCAGAACTCGCCGTCGGTGAGCTTGATGGGTTTTCCGACCCATCGATCAATGAAGCCCATATTCGCTCCGTCGTGAGTTAGGCGATGACGACCATGTTATTGATAAAGTCATCGAGGTTTTCATCTGGCTCAATCGGCGTATCCATCGCAGCACCGATAGCCATTGCCAGAGCGACGGCGGCATCGATGCGAACCGAAGCTTTCGTTTTGACAAACCATCGGTTTTCCTGCGGATCGTGATCGAACGTGGCTCCCATGAGCGCAGTCATCAACACCGGGTTTCGCCTCATGCGAATTCGGCCATCGATGATCATATCTTCTAGTGCCAGCACTGAACCCGGCATCCACAAGCCTTGCGGCGATGGCAGGCCAGCAGCTTTAGCGGCTTCGACCTTGGATGGTTCAGGCTTAGCCCTGACCTTACCGCCCTGCGGATGGGCAACGTGGTCGACTTCAATGCCGAGCGCGTCTACCTCTTCGCGAAACTTGTCGTAAGCGTAGCGGTCGTAAGCAATCGCTTTGATTTCAAATTGCTGGTCAAGCTGTTGGAGGCGTGCTGCAACGAAGTCATATCGGACACGTTTGCCAGGCGTAGCATTGAGCCAGCCTTGCTGCACCCATAGTTCATACGGCGCTTTGTCGGCCTGCGCTCTGGCTTGCAGAGTTTCTTGTGGCGTCCAAGCCTCAACCCACGCATCAAAGGTCGGCAGACTGACGGTAGCTCCGTCATCACGTTCCATTTCCATGAAACCCGTAGGAACCACGCAGGCAAGTACAGTCATATCCTTACTGCCCGAGAGGTCGACACCCATGAAAACCGGCTTGTCAGCATGATCATCTTCGGGGTCGAAGTCGTCCATGACGCTTTCGACAGTCTCACGCGGCATCCATGCCTTATCGGCATCGGTCCAGCAGCAAAAGTGCAGACGCAGAATGCCGTTCAGCTTGCCCGGCATCTGCTTGGCCTGAGCAACAACGCCTGCAAGATATTCGTGCGTCAGAATCACCCCGAGAAGTGGATTAGCTTTCTTCCAGCAAGTCGGATCGTTCAGAGGGTCATCAGCCTTATCGAGCGCACAAACCCATGCAAACGTCGTGTCATCGATGACTTCACCGACGTAGTTAAACACCTCGTCTGGCGTCTGCGTCCCAGCTGCAACCCGAACTGCGTGCTCGTGCTCTTCCCAGCAAATGCTGTTCTTGTCACTGCCAGAATTCGTAATCATCAGGAGCAGCGGTTGGCGACGAAACTTGAAGCCGCGCTCGAGCATTTCCATCGTCGATCGGTCTGGATGCTCGTGCACCTCATCGCAAAGCGCGAAATGCGGTCGTGGACCAGAACCCGACTTTCCCGAATCCTTCGAGATCGGACGGAAAAACGATTGTGACTTATGGTGTGCGATATTGAACTCGCGGCCGATACCGCCGCTGAACTTCACACGCTGCATCAAAGCCGGTGCGGCCCGGGCCATTTTCACAGCGTCCTGGAACAAAATCCCGGCCTGCTCTTTCTTGGCAGCGGCGGCGTAAATCTGTGCGCCAGCTTCCTTGTCGGCGATCAATCCAAATAGACCGACACCGCCAGCGAATGGAGACTTGCCGTTACCCTTGCCTTCTTCGATGTACGCACGACGAAAACGGCGGGAACCGTCCTCACGCTTCCAGCCGAACAACGAACCGAGCTTGAATGCTTGCGATGCGTGCAGCTTGAAGGGCTTGCCTTCAAACTGGCCTTCTGAGAGTTTCAAGCGCTCTTCGAAGAAGCGAAACACACGATCAGCTTCCTCGTCGTCAAACCACAGCCCGCGCTCATGGCCTGTTGCCAGATCGTCGAAATGACGCTGGCAAGCGTTCCGAACGTGCGGGCCTGCAATCTCAGTTCCGTCAAGGACAGCTTGCGCGTAAGCGCTCACACGCTCCAGCGCAGGCATATCAGTCAAGCAGATCGTCCTTCTCATCGCCGTCGTCACCGGTCGCAACTTTCGATGCGTCGGCAGGCGTTGCACCCATCTGGCCAAGCATCTGACGCAGCAAGTTCATCGCTTGCACGCCAACTTCCTGCCCAGCCATGATGCGGCCCTGAATATTGGCCGCCATACCGACAAGAGTGCGGTGTGACTGGTTCAGCCACGGCAGCTCTTTTTCAAACAGCTTCCACGCAGCCTTGGCTTTGAGCTCCGGCGTATCCTTCAACCATGCGGGAGGATTACCGAGCGGGCCGTAAGCCTTAGCGTCGGTGCGGCTTTTGAAGCGCTGTGGGTCTTTCTTGTCTCTCCCCTCGATTTTAGCCTTGCCGAGGGGATTTCTCGGCTTTGCCATTGGGGAAATCCTTCAAGAGGGGTCATATTTTGAATTGCGGATGCGTGCGCGATGGACCCTCGCCGTTCCGGCGTTTTCGACCTTCGTCGACTTTTTGATGCCCCCAAGGGTCAAACCGGCCACCCGTCAGCCCCGAAGGTCACGATGTCCTGACCTCGCTCCAAACGCTGCTTGGTTCGGTCATGGCACGTCTTGCAAAGTGACTGGAGGTTACCAGCATCCCAGAAGAGGAACTCGTCGCCCTTATGAGCGATAACATGATCACACACGGTCGCAGGTTCTACGTCGCCAACCTGCAGGCAGAACATGCAGAGTGGTTGCTCTGTCAGCTGTCGCTCGCGCATTCGCTGCCATCTGGCAGTCTTATAGAGGCGGAGCCATGTGCGTTGTGTCATGGTCTGGCCTCACGATAGTAACCAGCTTGAGTGCGCCGTCATAGGCGTTGCTGGTTTTGTTTGGTTGCGGCAGGTCGGATTCGAACCGACGATCTCTTGGTTATGAGCCAAGCGAGATGACCACTTCTCCACTCCGCATAATTCTTCTTGATGAAACTGGTCAAGGTGGCAGGGCTTGAACCTGCGGCCTCTCGGACCCAAGCCGAGCGCTCTACCAACTGAGCTACACCCAGATGAAAATTGATCGGCGGGGAGCCCACAGGAATGAGCTCAACCCGCCGCATCCCGTCTGCCGGAGGAGAAACGGCGCCGGGGATATGAATAGATTGGCAAGCGCAATGCAGGCGTGCACTGCCTATGCCTGCGAGCCAATGACTGCAGGGGATTGCGCTTGCTTTTCAGATTGACGACTGAATACCGTCGTCGGGTAGTTACCCCGCACTCAGAGGCTGCACTTAATACAGCATAGCGCAGGGTCCGTGGCCGGAATTGTTTGGGGTCGCAATGTTTCTATCTCGACCCCTTCACATCTAAGAACCATAACTATGCGGAATATGGACCTAAGCAGAAAATCTTTTTATGTTTTCTTGAAGATTATCATTGGCCGCTGTTAAGGCCTTCCGCCCGCCCTTGCGTCGCGAATATTCTGGCTTGAAGCCCAAAGATATCCCTAACCCTTCGTAGTTCCTCACCTTTCCATGTGCCGCCGTATCCATTGCCGTTCTATCCCTCTCCGATAGCGCCTCGATGGCTTGGGCCCATATCTCACGATCTACCAGGGCAGTAGAAACGTCCTGCCATCCCATTGATCCCGATTCACCGGTTGTCGTTTTCTTCATCCCAAGAAAGCTGTCTCCAATGCGGTTGCCTGCGTTCGGCAGCCCCGGCGGACATATAGTTACTGGCGGTAGCTCTGGCGTGTTTGCGTACGCCTTCGCTAGTTCCTCTTTTGCCTGGTCATGCGTTTGATATGTTCGCTTCGTCTTTTTGCCTGATGGAATACGCTCTCGGCGCTTTAATTCAAACGCAGCTAGGAAGTAGTTGTTACTTGCTGCAACTTCGGATGGATTCTCATCTCCGCCTAGTGTTCTGCTCTCCTGTTCGCGGCATCCAAGCATTGCACCCGCTGGCATCCGATGTTTGGTGGCGATTACCTCGCCACCGGGTCCATATTTGTTTCCAGCCTCAACCTGCGTGCCATCGCTGAATTTGAGGCGACCTATACGAACTATCTGGCCTAGTTCGTTGCGTTCGATGTCCTCACTGCCGACATTCCGCATGATTTCTTCAACGGTCGGAAGTATCTGAATGCGTCGTTCAGTATGCATCTGCGATATCGCTTCGGGTTCGTTGCTATTCTCAGGCACCACATTCCAGTTTGTTGAAACGGGTATGATTTCGCTTTCAGGCCGGTTTTTGTAAGCCATCAAAGCAGTCATGGCTCCGGCAAGGGACTTGTGCCTGCTCATGCTGCCTTCCTGACCGCTACCGCCGAATTATCATTTGCTGCGGAAGGATAAAGGCGCTCTTGCTCATGCCACCACGACAAGCCCTGCTCGTCTCTCCAAGAGAAATATTCTTTCAATTTACCAGACCACAGTGCGGAACCGTAACGGGAAGCGTCTTCTGATGTCAGTTTTTTGGCTTCATTTGCGTCGCTCTCGACAGGCGATATTTCAGCAAGTACCCGCCTCAACAAAGAACTTGGGGCCATAGTGTGCCGCTCTACCGTTACTGGTGATCCAAGCTGTCTCTTCCTCAAGGCAATCCCGCACAACTTTGACCAATAGAACCCTTCAGGGATGATTTTGTTTGTTACCGCATTGCTCATAAAATTCTCCTCGTGTTTGGTTCGTCACTTACGCAGCTTGGTTTGTCGCGCTTTCACTCAGCCAGCCTTTAACCAGCCTCACTGCCTGCTCCGCTGCATCATCTTCGGTCACTGCCCTGACGACCACGACGGGAAAGCCAAGAGCATCAAGCAACGGATGGCGGGTTATCTGGCTTGGTTCGAGCTTTGCTTTGCCGACCTTGTTTTCAATCTGCCGCAGTACACCACCGTAGAGATAAATCCGGACGTCTGCTTCTCCCGGCGTCAGTCCTGCCGCTAATGCCTCCGCTCTCGCCTTGGGGCCACGCTTGGCTGCGTTTTGATCTCCGGCCAGTGTGAATGTTCCCGGCAACACTTCTCGCGCTGTGTGAACGTATTCTGGCAATCTGCGTAATGCCCGGACCTGCGCAGCTTGCAGTTCCCGCTCCAGAGGCAGGGCTGCTTTTGTCGTCACCTTGCCATCGCGTGTCGTGATGATTGTTCGGACGCCATTAATGCGGACGGTCTGGGTCGTGGCTTTTGGTTTTGCTGCTGGCTTGGAACTGAGCTTGCTTGGACTCAGCATGCTGGATGACGCGCCTTTCGGCGCAGGTCTTCGTGTCATGGTCTCTCCTCGTGTTCATGGTGCGTCAGCTTGGTGGGCTTCCGTTGGTAGCGGAACAATTCACATCATGGTGGGAGTGACAGGCCGGTCAAGCGTCGACCGGCAAAATTTCAACCAACCTCAAATCAGGTTGTATTTTTCAATCAGGAAATTTTCTAAAAAGTGCGTAGTTCTCAAACGCATAGAACTACGCGCTGCGCGCTTTGTGCGTAAGTTTCTATATAAGAACTCTTACGCACTAAAAGCAGCGTGCTTTTGCGCAAGTCTTTTTAGGTTTTTTGAGACTTACGCAACAAGACTTACGCGTTACCTATGGTTGTATTTTGATTGTGACATCGGGTTGTGCTGCTTTGGGTTTTAAATAGAAAAAGCCGCCCAGATTTCTCTAGGCGGCTCAGCTAGACGGGAGGTAGAACTTTAGAACTTGTATGCTACGCCAAGACGAACTTCATTGGTCTTGAATTTATTGCGGGTATTTTCACCATCAATTTCAAAGTTCTTGTGGCCATAATCGGTGTAACGGTATTCGAGACGAACGATCACATTGTCAGTTGCAGCGTAGTCAACACCAGCACCAGCAGTCCAGCCGGTGTGTGTTTTGCTCGTTGAGAAGCCTTCTTCTACACCGTCGACGATAGAAGTACCGGAGTTCTTTACACTTCCGAAAGCAACACCACCTGCGATATATGGCAGGAATCGGTCCACTGCTACACCTGCTCGGGCACGCACTGCACCCGACCAACGCAGCTTTGTTTCAACGCTATCAAAATCGCCATCTTCATCGGTTTCCGAGAAGCGCTTCTTTAGATTGTTGTAGGTAACGTCGCCGTCAACACCCAGAACAATGCTATTGCCAACGTCGAAGTTATAACCAGCGTAGAGGCCTCCAAGAAAGCCATCTGGCTTCAACCGGCCGCCGAAACCATCAACATCGCTGTACGTGGACTTACCCCAACCATAACCGATCTGTCCGCCGAGATAACCACCAGTCCATGAAAACACTGGAGCTGGAGCAATAACAGCAACTGGTTCTTCATAAACGATAGCATCGGCTGCGTTTGCAGCAGAAATTCCGGCAAAAGCAAAAGTAGTAGCAAGCAGTATTGACTTGATTTTCATAGTATTTCCCCAAAACCCCAATAGAGTGTTTAAATTATCCGTTACCCCATATATAGAGTGCAGCAGGAAAATGTCTGTAACATTATCGCAACAGCACCAATCATTGGACCTTTCTTACTATCAACTACACTACATGCTTAAAAAATTACTAACGCAGTAAAACCTATTGCTACAGCAAGCAGTGCCGCATCACAGGCTTTCAATCCGCCGCCATTATTTGCATAGCGCAATAAAAAAGCGCCCCGTAGGGCGCTCTCTTCACATCGCTCGAACAAACGTCGTCGCCCTGCGCTGAACAGGGTCCCGGTCTTCCACCTTCATGAGGAAGCCCTCCGCGAACAGCGCCTTGGTGATCATGCCGACACGCTTCTTGTCTGTCTCTTCGTCGACGTCCAGCTGCAGTGCATACGCCACGGCACGCCCTACCCAATCCTTGGCCTGCGGTGCCGGCTTGTACATACCGCCGTTCACAACCCCTCGTATTGCGTCGCGTTCGTCTTCGGTCAGTGTTTCAGCAACTTCCTCGCTCGTCGGCCATGCCCATGACGTCACGACTGGCGCATGGTCTTGAGGCTTGGTCAGGCCCTGCCCGTTCCCCAGAGCGACACTTTCCAGCTTCCGCCAGTCAGCCTTGTGCGAAAGTGCTGACAAATTAGATTTGCCATAGACCACGCTGAAATATGAGAAGCGCGCTTCGTGTGTAAGGCCAGCCTCACTGGCTTGCGCTTCCGACATGCGGTTAAGCACCCGCACCGAACGTGCCGCACCGATAAGAGAGACCGCGCCGCGAGCATCTTCAACCGTCGCTTCACGATCGCTCACCTTACGCAAATGATGCACGATATCGATAGAGCAATTCGTCCGGTCAGCGACCTGCGCCCAAAGCTTGGCCACCTTGTCGATTGCGCCGTTGTCGTTTTCATTGACCTGGTGCGTCGACACGAACGGGTCAACAATCATCACGTCAATGCCAAGTTCAGAGATCGTTTCAACGACAGCTTCAACAACTGGCTCCTGAATCCGCACGCCTTTCTTGTCATCGATCGCAATGACCAATTCTTGCTCGCGGCCTGTGTCTAGAAAGAGATGCCCATCGATATCCGCTGGCTTAAGATTGAAATGAATACAAGCGGCCATGATACGGCGCTCGAGCTCGTCGCGCGGATCTTCGGCATTAAACAACCAGACCTTCAGGCGCTTCGGAGGCTTCGTGCCATTGAGCGCTTTACCCGAAGCCATGGCCAGCGCCTCGACGATGCTGTTCGCAGTTTTGCCAAGACCACCCGGCGCGACTGTCACCGAAACATACTTGCGAATGAAGTGCTTACCGAACGCAAACTCGCGCCGTGGCAGGGTCGCCGGGTCTTTCCAGACAAAAGGCGTTGCAATGATTGCTCGTTTTTTTTCAGTATTTTGTTCGCTTTTGCTAATATTCTCATATAAGTCCGCGACTGGCTCTGCAACAACGTCGGTGCGCGCCTCAGCTTTGGCCAGTCCATTGGCAATCATCCGGCTGATATCGACGAGACGTGTGTTATCATTGTCGTTCTGCGGCACATTGCGCGGGCTGCGCGCACCGGCTGCCAAGCCGTTATCGATCGTCTTTACACAGCGCGGCCAGTCGCGCCCCCAGCCTCGAGCTACATCCTGAAGGAGCGCGCGAGCTTCGGATTCAGCCAGTGCGCCTGCCCCGACGAAAGTGCCCAAACGAAATGCTGCGTCGTTCAGCCGGTTGTTGCGGTTGCCCATAGGTTCAAGCGCTAGATCGTCCAGCTCGGATTGAACTGCACGTTCGACATAACGGTCGTTGATCTTGCCACTGACTGACGGTGCTGCAGTGTAGGTGCTTTCGTACGAGCGTGGCAGCACCAGCTCCAGCAACCAGTCTGGCGCGTCGACCGGCTCCTGTTCTGAGATCCAGCGATAAGGCAGGCCAACCTCTGGCACGCTCCCGGCCGCAATGACATAACCGCCGTCACCGCGTACATCGACGCCTGTACCAAGAGCGCCGCGATTGCGAACGCCCTGACGATGACGAAAGAAGTAGTGACGGCCGCCGCTCGTGGTTTCTGCTGTCAGTGTTGCAGGCAGCACGCCGTGTGCGGCCTCCAGCGATGCAAGCGTTTCGTCGCCGCCGTGTTTCGGATCGATATCCAGCACCCATGCGCCAATTGGTGCACCTGTTGGCACGCCGATCATCGCGGATGGATTGCGCCGCCAGTATTCGCGTACGATCCGCTCGTTTAGCGTCGCGCCACGGAATCCGTTGCTCGTGAGCGGGGTTTTGGTGGCGAGGATTTCAATACAACCGTCCTGATCGACATATTCATCGTCGCGATGGCGGCAAGGAAACACTGGCCAGTTTTGCGCCTGATACGACAGCGCAACATCGAGCATTGGGTCTTCTTCGACAACGGACGTGATGTTAGTATGCATGTTTGTTTCCTTGGAGAAAACGAATGAACGAAGCCAGATACAGCATTCGAGAAATGCCAGACGGAACCTGGGCCGTTATTGATAAAGTGACGGAACAAGTAGCCGAGCTCGGCGGTAACGTTCAAACCGGGTTTGAGCAGTGGCAAGCCAACTACACCGCTGGCCTACTCAACCATCTCTATGCGGAGGGCCACAGCGTATTGCTGCAGTGATTGTCGTTGGCTGCAACTAATTCGGTTTCGCGATACGCTTCGATGAACGCTTGTGCTTGCTCGGCATTGATTGCATTGCCGTAACCGCGCAATCGTCCCACTCTGGCGGCAGACCCATGAGCCAGCGGGAATGTGCCGGGTTCAACTGGCCGCCACTTTCCATCCCGGCAAAAGAGCCAGTCAGCATCTGACCAGTGGCCGTTAGTCGGGCTGGGCCCGTCATTGCTGCCGCGTGGTTCAGTGTGACGTTCTTTGTTTTGAAGTTCGGTGATGGGTGGCGCAATGCGTCCGTCGTTGTCGTTGTCGTCCAACCTGCCAAGTTCGCCTGCCTCGGCAGCTGGTCGAACCTCTCCGTCCCGTCTGCTCTCGGTTTGATGTCCGCTGCGCTGTCCTTCCAGTCCCGAGCCGATGCTGTTGACCAGCCCGTTAACTGGCAAATCTGGTTCAATGAAACAGTCGCCTTCGATCCGTTTGAACGTCGGCCCGTTGGGCTGCAATCTTTGGCAATCTGCCCGCCGTCCCCGTTCGATTTCGTTGGAGTTGGGTATCCGCTCAGCCACCCACCAGAGCCGCTGTCTGATGTGCGGCGCGCCGAAGCCCGCAGCGCAGGTATCGACCGCCCCGCTGGCGTAGCCCGATCCTTCCAAGTCAGCTTGTACAAGGTCGAGCCAGCCGAGTCCGTCCTTGCTCGCAACCTGCTCGCCAAAGATGACTGCAGGTCGGCAGTTTTGAATAAGCCAGTGGAAGTGCGGCCATAAGTGCCGCTCGTCATCAAACCCACCTCCTTTGCCTGCCGCGCTGAAAGGTTGGCAGGGACAAGAACCTGTCCAGACAGGATGGTCGTCGGACCATCCAGCTCGACGCAATGCGTAGGACCAGACGTCGATGCCGGCAAAGAAGTGGCATTGTGTGTATCCGACGAGGTCGGCAGGTCGAATATCGACAATTGAACGCTCATCAACATCTCCCGGTGCTATGTGTCCTGCCTTGATTAGCTCCCGCAGCCAAGCGGCAGCTTTCGGATCGAATTCGTTATAGTAGGCGGTCAAAACGGCGCCTCCTTCAAAGCTTCCCGCATCCCTCGCCCGCAGCCTTCCCATGCAGCCTTGACCAGCATGCGTGCTTCGAGTTCGTCGCATTCCGCTAGGTCGGTTTTGCCTATGGACCCAAGGAAGGCACCGACTGACTCAACGCCGGCATCAAGAGCGCGCAGTTCGTAAGGGTCGAGCCTGCGGCGGGATCGGATGTGCTCGGCAATGTCTGCGCACTCCTTGCATAGCCAGCGGATCGGTTCTTTGTGTTCCTGGACGCCGAGACCTACGGCGTGGCGGAAGCAGACGTGGCATTGATCTGGATGGGTCATACCGCCACCCTCCCCAGCAAATCTTGATTGTCATTTGCGGCCAAATACTTCTCAGACTCGTTGCCCCATGAAGACCAACCCGGCCACGCTTGACGAGCGAAGAGCTCGAGATAAGGACCGTCGACCAGCTTCTCGATGCGTCCGTATTGCTCATCCGGCTTGCGGGAATGCTCGCGGCGTGGAGCTTTGATAAGAGAGCGCACGCCCTTCGATAGTCGGCGAGGCTTGCCACGCTTGAACAAGTGACAGATTTCGACTTCCTGCCGTGTCCAGTAACCCATGCCCATGCGACCTTTGTCCCAGACAAAACCAACACTCACAGGTTTGAAGCCCCATGCGGCAGCCACATCGATTGCAGCGGCCTGCAGGTGCGAAACCGTCCACATGAACAACAAACAGTCGCGAGCGCATACCTGTTCGACGGGCAGCGCTTTGATATCGTCGAGCGACATCACCCCGTAAGGCTGGCGGCCTCGTGCCGGTGCAACGTCTTTTTTTCCGTACGTTCTGAAAGACCATGGCGGGTCCGCAAGGACGCAGCCAAAAGGCCCGATGGGCAGCGGTGCATGCATTCATTCTCTCCTCGTGTGTGGTAACCCGCCAGTTGGTGGCTGGCGGGGTAACGATTGATTAGCACATTGAACATAATAAGAAGATTAGATCAGCTGTTCGGGGAGGCAAATATGCATGATTTATCAAAGGTGTTCGGCTTTATCGCTGCGTTTGGTTGGGCGGTGTCGTGTGGCCTCTGCATTTGGGCGACACAAGTAAAGTTGCCAATTGCCTCAGGCGACGTTGTATCAGCGGCACCAATACAATCGTATGTAAAACGTACGGGTATAATTAACTCATGGGCGGCGGCATTGGGGTCGGCGTCTGCTGCTCTTTCGGCACTATCCCTGTTTTTCTCTTAAGAGATTGGAACAACCTCACCTAGCAACGCGCTCCTCACGCACATTAAAGCCTGGCACCTGGCGCATACCGGCGCGTACGGTTTCCTCGGCCATTGCCTGCACAACAGCTTTGAATCGCTCCGGCGCACGGCCATATGCCCAATCAAGCGCGACGCCTTCGTCAACCAGATCGCAATGCCATACCGAGCGCAGGCCAGCGCCGGTCGTGGCCGCCTTGTCTTCGCGCTTAGCCCACCGGTCAGCCTGTTTCGCTTCCTTGACCAGTTCCTCCGCCTGCTCGCGCGCTTCCAGATTACCAACACTCGCCTGAATTGCCTCCTGCGCCTCGCGGATTACGCGGTCGGCTTCTTCACGCGCTGCCTTGGCAGCAGCTTCCTTTTCGGCGGCAACCTTATTGCGCCATGGAGTCAGCAGCCCTTGCAGCACTTCCTTGCCGAGCACGACCTTGCCCTTGCCTGACGTCTTGGTGTTGCCGATCAGCTTATTGTAGCGCGCCTGGATTTCAGCTTTCGCATCGTCGTGCGGCTTGGCTTCGTCCTTGCGAACTTCATCGGCGCGCTTGCCAGCCTCATGCAACTTGTCGTGCAGTTCAGTCACGACATCAGCGAGAGCCTGATTGTCGATCGGTTCGCCGTCTGCGAAGTTCTTCGCCTCATCGAACAGGTCTTCAATTTCCTGCTTGATCTCTTCATATGCAGAGGTCGGTGGGTTGTTGTGTCCTGCCTGCGCCGTGGTTCTGGCGGTGTACGGATCGTAACTGTCTGTGTCGGGATTTATCATTTGTGCTCCTCGTGTGGTTGGCTGGTAAGACCTGGTAATGCTCATTGTGGCGGGGTCGTCAGTCGACGCAACAGGAATCTAAAGTAAATGTAACTTTACTTGCATGCCTTTGATGTTACGTTTGAATTGCGTATCGGCTTCCGGGTGGGGGCGCCGTACGCAGTCGCTCTGACAGCCCTCGCTGCAGGGCGACTTTTTTGGTTGCTGCACTAACAATTTGCAACTGCAACAAACTGTCATTTCCGAATTCAGCGCTCGTACCTATTTAATGTCGGCATCCTGTTCGCAGGACGGCACCCGTATCGCGCGACCCAAGCCCCCCGCCCAAGCGCGATACGGGCCTTTTCTGAAGAAGAACGCTGGGCCATTCATGTACTCATAAGAACAAATCAAATACCACTAACCTTGTGGGATTATGTATTTATCGGTACTTGTTGCTTTACTAAATCAATACTGCTAAACGATCGTCGTCGGGGAGGACAAGACCGCCTGCGCGCGCTTCTGCGCTGCCGGGCGGTTTTCCATTTTTAGGGCCATGCATATGCTGCATAACTGATGTGCATCATCGCCCATTGTAATCATCATACCAGCTACCTATCTTCGGGTTGTTCAGTCTCACTCCTCCTCCCAGAGGCTGAACTCGAAGCGCGGCACTCCTCCTCCCAGTCGCGCTTTCCAGATCAGCCCGTTGCACACTCCTCCTCCCAGTGCAGCGGGCTTTCTTGTTTTTGGGGCTTACTTCAGAACGGAATCTCGTCGTCCAGCAACTCCGAAAGACCAACTGACACATTGTCATTCGCAGACTCCGGAACGTTGTCGTTATCGGCCGTGGTTCCTGCCCGCACGTCCTTTACATTCCAGTATTTGCCGTTCGGAACGACGCTGATTTCGTCGGTGGTGAGCAACTCGCGCTGACGCTCAAGCCATTCCATCACCGTCTTTGGAAACGGCCTTTGGCCTCCGTGCTGCGTCCACCATCGATGCGCCTTGGTTTGTGCAAAACCAGTATGCTGCGGGCAAAGCCATTCATTGATCTGCGTATAGCCAGCGATGTAGCTGCACTTAACCGACGGCGGCTTGTCGTCCTTGCCTTCGTGAAAGTGAAACGTCCGGCCGGTTACCTTGCGCCATTCTGCTTCGGCGGTGCTGACAATCGGAACATCAGCGGCCTGTCGTGTTAGCTTCTCATCCTCATTCGGCGGGAAGTCATAGCCGCAGCACGGGCACTTCATGAGCGAGATATGCACCTTCTCACCACAACCGACCGCTCCGTTGTCGTCTGGCACTGTCGGGCAGATCTTGATTGGCGGCTCACCGTTGCCAGCGCTTGGTGCTTTCGGCTCGACCATATCGACAGGGCCATGCCGATCGACGAGTTTCGCGAAGTCCAGAACGAGGCAATTCTTCTTTGGTCCTGACGCAATAGCAGCAAGCCGCTCCTCAACCGTATCTAGTGGCGCACCTGCCTTGTAGAGCGGACGAGTGCCCCTTCCCGCCATTTGGACATATAAACTCAAAGACAGAGTTGGGCGGCAAAATGCAATTAAATCAACGCCCTTATGATTGAACCCTGTTGTAAGAACTGAATTGTTCGTAACGCACTGGATGCGGTATGCTTTGAAGTCCTCAAGGATGCGGCGGCGTTCTTCCTTCGGTGTATCGCCCGTTACAGCTTCGCACGTAATGCCGCGGGATCTGAATACGTCGCGCACGTCCAGCGCAGCCTTTACGCCGGCGCAAAAACAAAGCCAGGAGCGACGATCAGCACCCTTAGTAATGATCTCTGAAACCACTGCTTCGTTGAGATCGGTTCGATTGATTGCTTCTTCCAGCGCGCGCTGTTTGTAATCTCCTCCGAGCCGCCCGACGCCTTTGACATCGTATTCTGTAGCCGTTGGTTTGCTTGTGAGCGGCGCAAGGAAGCCGTCGCGGATACCGTCTGCAACGCCGTAGGTGTAGACGATCTGGTCAAACAGGCGATCTGCGCCTTCGTCCAAGCGCCCGCTATCCAGCCGATAAGGCGTGGCAGTTAGGCCGAGGATCTTCATGTCCGGATTGATCTCGAGCAGCGCATCGATGAACTTGCGATACATCGTGTTGCTGTTGATCGGGATCAGGTGGCACTCGTCGACCATCAGGACGTCAACGTGACCGATTTGCTGCGCCTTATTATGAACAGTCTGAATGCCTGCAAACACAATCTGACTGCGCGCATCACGACGACCCAAACCAGCCGAATAGATGCCGGCAGGCGCAAACGGCCAAACGCCAAGCAATTCCAGATAATTCTGTTCGATCAGCTCCGCGACGTGGGTGACGACCATCACGCGCATATCAGGCCACCCTTCAACGAGGCGCTGGATCAGAGACGCCATAACCAATGACTTGCCGCAGCCCGTCGCAAGATCAACAAGCGGATTGCCTGCCTCCTCTTGCCAATAGTCGAAAACGGCGTCTATTGCTTCTGACTGGTAGTTTCGTAAGGTTAGCATGTTGGGGGCGTTACCTTGTCTGGAAATGAAAGATTTTGGATGGTGGTTCTGTATGTCGTGACGGTGAGTTACGTCGCTTATTGCTGCCTAATTTTGGGCTGGCTAATTGCCACAGAACGATCGTGGATCGAGGCTTTGGTTAAGTTTGGCGGTATATATGGAACATTGTTGGCTGGAATTCCGGTCATCATCGCTGTTCTTGTTGCTAAGCAACAGTTGGATGCAAATAGACGACAGCATGTTGCGACGGTGAAGCGAAGTCTAAGGAAAGAGCTGGAGGCTATCGACAAAATTGAGGGTATGTTGATCCAGATAATAGAGTCCCCCCTCGAAGCGGAAAACTTATTCGGGCATCACGAAAACCATGTTAACAAAATTAAAATCGACCGAGACGACGTTGATCTAATAGCTGAATACATACCCGACAAACTTTTTGATCTTATTTTGACTTTGATTAGTGACGTTAGCGGGTTCAACGAACGTACTTTAGATCATGGATACAAACGAAAGAAGGCTGAAGAAAATCTCGCTGAACTGAAGGAATATGCAAAAGCGATACTTGATGGCTTAAAAATGCATCGCAATGACCTCTCCAAATACTGGTCCTAACCCTTAGCCCCATCCACCCAAACCTCTCCGGACTTCATACGATAAGTGATCGTCTCGGCATCCTCGTCGACATCGATCTGTTCGCCATTCACCATGCCCGGTAGATACAAATGCGCCGGGCACCCGTCGCGCTGTTCGTCGATCGACAATGGCTTTGCCCATCGCGCGCATGAAATATGGCAATCGCCGCCGCTTTCAGGCTGAGCATGAAGGCAGGTTCGGCAGTTCACACGCGGCTGTGCGTCGTGGTGACAAACCGCTTTGTGCTTGCAGAACATGCATCCAAAGAACTCCGGGTTTTCGCTAATTCTGCTCGGCGGTATGTCCGAAAACACGATGCGTTCGCAGCGCGCTACCAATCGCAGGCAGAATTCCAGATCGTATTCGATGCGCTCTGAATAGAGACTGTCGCTGTCCTTGCACGAGACGAGATAAAGACACCGGCTTAAACCGAAGGCATGCATTCCAAGCTGACACTGCGCATAGTGCAACGGCTTTGCTTTCTGGCAGCCGTCCTTAACAATCAGCGCGAAGCCCTTGGCATTGCTCGATTTAAACTCTAGTAGGTGCTCTGTCTTCGACGCCTCCGGCACATTCATTGCCTTACCGTCACACTTGCCGCGCACGAAGCCAGAGACGAGCCGAATCTTGTCTTGCTGACCGTACACGTCGACGCCGATGCGCTCGAGATCAGCGACCAGCCGGTCTTCCTCGATGTTGCCCGTTTCAAACAAGCGCAGCTGGCGGCCGCTGTGCACCTCGTGGGCGGAAGCCCACCTGAAGCCATACCAAAGCGCCCTGTCGCATTCTGCGCCCGCCTCGCCCACGCTGATGCCCC